GCATCTACTCGTAGGCTTCCGTTGAGTTCTAGGGCATCTTGTAGATTACCGATCATCATACGGGCCATCGGACGGATGCTGGTGGCAGACATTACTCGTGCGAGGACTCCAAGTCGCTGGGAGCCGAGCTGGGTTAGACGCTGGATTTCTGTCGCGGAGCGGATTCCATCACTAGTTGGTAGACCTTGTTGTGCATCACTGGCTGCGGAGAGACGTTGCTTCATCTCGGAGATTCCAGCCATATCGTTCCAATGTGAGGAGGTGACATCTGGCACGGAGGCGATATGGATGCCATCGGAGGGCTTGACTCCAGGGAGGGTGCGAACCAATCCCCACGGATTACGATCTATGAGGTCACTGATGTTCACTTGAGTGGGATCAGCGAAGATGAGATTGTTGAGAGTCGCTTGTACATTATCAATACGGCTACGGAGTAGCCAGCTTCCAATGTCGTGGAGTGGGAGCATAAGATCGTAAAGAGACTGGGAGTAAGTTTTGTGCTTGTCGTTGTGGAGTCCTCCAAATACGGCAGGGAATTGCTGTCCGTATGGAGAGAGCTGACAACGGATGACTACGTTCTCATCGAGGATAGTCATGACCATCCAGATTTGATTGAGCTGGGGTAGGCCAACCTCGAATCCATTGAGGCGTACCCACACTTCATCGGTGGTTCTTGCCCCACTGAGAGAGTATCCGTTTTCTCCTTGTACGTCATTGGGTCGCACTGTCATGCCTTGGGCAGACTGGTGGTGGTCTTGGTGTATCTCCCAGCCAGACTTAGTGCCGATGAGGGAGCTACGAAGTGCTGGGTAGTCGTGTAGCTTCTTGTATTGGTTGGTGGCTAATAGCTGGTTGGTTGATTGGTAGTCAACGAAGATCACGAACTGCATTTTGTCCCAGTCACCCCAATTGACACGAGGGTCATGGAAGGTGCGCCTTGGGTTGTAGTTAATGATGTCGTTGGTGTTGGTGTTCGGGTTCCAGATTACTTTGGTGGGGGCATAGCCGTAACGGATGCTGTCGAGAAGGTGTTGGGCTATTCCTGCTTCCCCTGCTGTTCTTCGCATGTGCTGGTGCATCAATCGTTCTAGGATAGCGGAGGATTCGCGTGACTTGCGATCAAGTCCTTCTAACATGAACATGGGGTTACGACCAGCCAGTGCAGACATGAGGTATGTGAGTACAGTGTCGGCTATGGCTCTGGTGTCTGCGATGACTGCTTTCTCGCGGAACTTGGTGGCTTCTGGGGGTACATAGATGTCATGAGCTTCGTCTGCTCGTTTCCACTGAGAATAACGATTGCGAACTTTCTCGTGAGACATGCGGCCCATTGCTTGGACGTAGGAGCAAATCTTCTTCTCTTCATCTTCTGTGAGGAGGTCAGAGATGTCGTCATAAGACATTAGGGCATCGAGGTGCTGAGATAGATCGATGATGACTTCGGTTTGGTCGGCAACGCCTGTTTTGTAATAGCTCATGTGTGCTGTTAGCCCTGTGAGTTAAATCGTGCATGGCTCGTGCTTTGAGCTGATGCAGGTGTAGCGGAAAATCGATTGTTAGATGCCCTGCTAATTTTGGATAAATAGGCATTACGCTGGGATGGTGACATCGCTGCAATCTCTTCGTCTGTCATTGGATTGGCTTGACCCTGTGAGATTGTCTTAATGCTGTTTGTTAGGTTAGTACCGCCCCACCCCATAAATCACCCTAGCTGTTATTGTTGCTTTGATGATTTTCGGTGATGGGTGGGCTTGGGTCGTCCTGCCCTATTGGTGTTACTACTCTCCCCAGCCGTACCATGAAGACGAGGAAGAGGAAGCGCGTTGGTTGCTGTTGGGTGCGCGGTTGGATGATGAGTTGGGTGCGGAGGAGTGTCCATAATTATTCCCACTGTTGAGTGATCCATGTCCTGAGAGCATGCCGAAGGCTTGATCTGGGTTGATGGTGGTTCTGGAGAGGATGTCCAGTCCCATGCTCATAGCATCCACTTGGTCATCGTGGGTTCCGCTGGGGAACGAGAGAGTCTCTTCGATGAAGTCATCAAACCATGGCGCACCCTTGGGTAAGTGGACTCGTCCTGATTCGATGAGTGGAGTGATCGCGTGTACGCGAGATACTTTGTCGTGGGTTACTTTGTGGGCAATGACTGAGATACCTGACTCGCGTCTGAGTTCTTGTATGAGGGATTGTCCACTGGCTTTGTCCTCGATGTAGAGTGCTCGTAGCCCCCTGCCTCGCCATTTGTTGTTAAGGGCAATTGATTGGGCCTTGAGTTCGGGGAAGTCCCACTTACCTTTAATTACATCGATGATGTAGATGTCACCATTTCTGGTGATGCCCATCGTCATGGCTACTGTGTAGTCAGAGGATTGGTTCTTTTTGAATGCAGTGTCGATGGCAATAATGATCTGAGAGTAGTCATCGGTTCTCATGCTGTCCTTGTCGTAGAGTCTCCACCACTGCTGCTTGATTAAGTTACCGCCTTCTATCCTTGGGTTCTGAAGGTATAGGGCTGCGAAGTCGCGTGGATTCATTCGCTGTTTGCGCTTGAGTTCATCGATGGGGAACCGAGCAGGCCAGAGGGCGGTTTCGATGATGGGCTTGTAGGTGCGGAGTTTCTCATCGACTTTAGATAGTTTGGTTTGTGCAATGTATCTTGAGTCGCTGCGTGGCAGCTCGCTCACTGGGCGAGAGGTGGGAGACTCTGCTTGGATGATTGCTGGGAATACAATGTGCAGCCAACGGCCTTCTGCCCAATCTTCGGTCTGCATGATTCTGGAGCCGAGGTCATCTGGATGCCAGCGTGTGTAACAGACGATTTGGATGGGTGACTGCCCCGTTGTTTCTGGCTGGAGTCGGGTGGTGAGTGCGGAGGTGTAGTAGTCCCATGCTTTCTGGCGTTGGGTTGCGGAGTCGGCTTCCTTTCTGGATTTGATGGGGTCGTCTATAGAGAGGAGGGTTGCAGGTCTTCCTGATGTGGTGGCTCCCATACCGATATTGAAGGCAGCTCCTCCTTCTGTTGTGCGGAATACATCTTGAGCACGGGAGTCTTTGGCTAGGGCAAAGTCAGGGAAGACCATTTCGGTTTCTTCGTGCTGTAGGTATAGGCGTTGCTGGCGACCAAAGTCTGTTGCCAGTTGGGAGTTGTAGGATGCGGTCATGGAGAATCGCGTAGGGTTTCTAGCTAGGTAATAGCTTGGGAATAGCTGGGTGGCGTAGCTGGACTTTGAGTGACGCGGTGGCATGTTGATCATGACGTTATGGAGTGTGTGTGTTTCTAGTGGTCGGGTGTAGGTCTTCTGTAGCTCTGGTGAGTTTCGGTTGTTGTGGTTGTGCTCGATGACTGCCCACTCGTCATTGAAGTCAGAGAGGAGCGTTCCTTTCTCTAGGCGATCTAGTGCTTCGATTAGCTTGTGGTGGAACATGGGTACTTTCCACTGGGGGTGGTGAAGACGACAGAATGCACCAAAGGATTCCCCTGCTTCTTGTAGAGTGAGGAGACGTTTAGCTGCTTCTACTTTAGATACCATGGGTTAATCCTCTTTCTTTTGCTGTGTTTTGGTGATGATGACTGGGCCAGTGGGATCAGGGTCTGGGTGGTGGTCGAAGGATGGTCGGTAATCTTCTTCCATTATGTCTTGGGCGGCAGTGGTGTTTGATGATGAGGCGATGATGTCCTCTAGTTCCTTGCGAGAGAGCTTGTTTACGTCTGAGTCTTGGAGTGCCACTTCGCTGTAGCTGTGGTGGAGGTCGGGTAGGACTTTGTTGAGGAGCATTCCATAGAGTCTGACTTGCTGTGGGTTCCATTGTTCTGTTCCGTTGAGGACTCCGACTACCTTGTTGGTTTGTGTGGCGACTGTGGCGAATACTTGGGATCGCATTTTGGCGATGTCGTTAGGTTGTAGGTGGTTGATGGGAGCGTTCATGACTGTGAGAGCTTCCTCGGTGCGCTTGGCTTCTGTGTGGCGAGCTGCTTCTCTAGTTGCTGCTGTGTGGTGAAGGTAGTATTCGTGCGCTGCCTGTT